AGACCCAATCATAGCATCAGCACTTGATGTCTATTCGGACGAGACCACAATGAAAAACGAATACGGAGAAGTATTGGAAATTCAAAGTGATAATGATAACGTTAAAAAGATATTACATAATTTGTTTTATGATATATTAAACATCGAATTTAATTTATGGCCGTGGGTTCGTAATATGTGTAAGTATGGTGATTTCTTTTTACACTTAGATGTACAAGACAAGTATGGTGTAACAAACGTAACACCATTAACACCTTATATTGTTGCACGTGCAGAGGGTGGTAATCCTGAAAATCCATACGAAGTTAAGTTTGTAATTACACAAGATAATACAGGACAGGCTGCTTATCATACACGAAAAGAAACTGAAAGTGCAGAATTAGAAAACTTTCAAATGGCACATTTCAGATTACTATCAGATTCAAACTATGTTCCTTATGGTAAATCAATGATAGAAT